GTGCCGGGACGTTATAACCTTGCTGACTTCTTGGCCATATACAATACAACCGATCAGATCAGCATCTACAACTTCGGTGCGCAGTCACAAGGCGGCACAGTTAGTTGGTCAGGTCAGGGCGGCACCGCAGACTTTCCTTATGCCTATGGCGGTGTAACTACCTTAACTCTTGAATTTGATACCAGCTTGATGGCTGCCGGCGACAAGTTAGCAATCTACGTCGAAAGCCAAGAACTCGAAGTCAAACCCTGGAGCTTTGGACTTGACGCTATTGGGCGTGAGCGTGTTTCAAATCCGCAGTCCTTGATTGACGCTGACTTTGAATATGGCTTGCAAAACACCAAGTGGCAAAATGCCGCAATTACCAATCAAATTCCTAACTTTTATGAAAACATTGGTCTTGATATCAACGTCAACTCTAACGGTTACGTCAGTATGTTGGCTGGTGATAACTTAATCACATCTAACATTGACACAGCATGTAACTTGCAGAACCCCGGCTCACCAGCTTGGGTAGCAGATGATTTTGCGCTATTGGTAAGCCAAACAGTAGGTAATACCACTGCCTTGGTCAGTAGTTACCTTACAGCCAACGTCAACAGTTCGGCTGAACGTACATTTACTGTGGCCAGCACAACTGGTTTGACTGCTGGCGACAACATTCTTATGGTTGGACGACCAACCAGCGGTGGAACTACTTTGGCTGTGGCCAACATTACCAGCACTGCAACTACTTCAGTTAACTGCGCCAACGCCGCAGGTATTCTTGACGGTAGCTACATTATTGTTCAAACTGATACACCAAACGTGTATGAGACCATGGCAGTTACCAACGTTTCTGCCAACGTACTTACAGTAGTACGTCAAACAAACAACACTAACGGAAGTGGCGCAAACATCACAATTGGTAACGCAATCTATCCAGTGAGCACTCTGGAAATTGCACAGGTGTTTGAAGTTACAGACGCTACAACATTGCAACTCACACGTGGTTGGTACAATATTCCTGCGGCAAATGCATTTGCTACAGGAAGTGTGTTTCAGCGTTTGAGTAGCAACGTTGAGTTGGTAAACATGAGCGCAGTCAATACTGCGGTCAACGGCACACAAACACTCACACGTGGTCAATTCTATACCACAGCACTGACTGGTGCTGGTGTTGGATCTCCCTTGATTCGTATGACTGGATTGTTCTTTGCATCAGGTAACGCTAATATTCCTCAGGTAGCAGTAAATGCTACATCCCATGGTTTGATTGCTGGCAACTACTGCTCAACTTTAAACACACAAAATTCTAATACTGAAGGTGTTAACTTTGTGAGCTACGCCAACACCAACAACTTTGCGTATTATCCCAAGCGTTCACCAAGCCTTGCAGCCGGTTATCCACTTAACCAAACTGATACCAGTGTTCGACAGGCCTTTGCCTACACTGGCGCCGACCTAGATATTACAAGTATTGTAAGTGATGCCGCGACACCCAGCACAATCACAGTGACAACTACCTATGCACACGGACTGAACCCTGGTACTCCAATCATGGTAAACTTGAGTTCAGGTACTAACCAAGAATATGCAGAAGGTAGCTTCTTTGTGATCTCGGTGCCTAGCACAACTACATTTACCTACACAGCCAAAGGCGGTGCCGCAGTATCTGGTAGCTTGGCCGGGGTAATCAACGTAAGAAGTAATGCAACGTTCTTGCCAAGACCGTTTGATGGTGGTGTTATTATGAGTCCCGGATCACCCACACGTGGTGCAAGTGCGTTCCGTCAAACCAAAAAGTACTTCCGTTACCAATCTGGTAAAGGTATTTTGTTCTCATCTGGTACTATGTTGCAGCCAACGTTTGACGTTGCGGCAGTGACATCTAGTGGTACCAACGTTAACAGCAACATTTCTATCACAACAGATCTTGAGCATGGTCTAAACCCAGGTGCAGTTATCACACTCAGTGGTATTACCACAAGTGGCTACAACGGCTCTGGATATGTGGTAACATCAGTTACAAGTGACTTGACTTTTGTGGTTCAAGCACAGTATGTGTTGGGTAGTGCCACTCCTGAACTAGGACAACAGCCGCGTATTAATATTACTGGTTGGCACGGTAGTTCAATTCGAGCTGGTATCTTTGATGACCAAAACGGATTGTTCTGGGAGCATGATGGTCAAACGCTGAACGTGGTTCAGCGAGCCAGTACATTCCAGCTGGCCGGTCTTGTATCAGTGGGTGCAGGATCAAACTTGGTAACTGGTGATGGCACATGCCGATTCCAGGATCAGCTCAACCAAGGCGACATTGTGGTCATTCGAGGAATGACTCATACTGTGACCAGTATTCTCAGCCAACAGCGCATGACTGTGGTGCCTCCGTTCCGTGGGGTAAGCAATCAGACTCGTGTTAAAATGGTGCTAAGACTGGAACAACGCATTAGACAAGAGGATTTTAACGTTGACCCCTTGGACGGAACTGGACAATCTGGATTCACAATTGAACCAAGCAAGATGCAGATGTTGGCAATTGAATACAGCTGGTACGGTGCAGGTTATGTAACATACATGGCACGTGGACAGTTTGGTGACTTTGTGCCAGCGCACAGAATTACCAACAACAACCGCAACAACGAAGCATACATGCGTTCTGGTAACTTGCCAGCACGATATGAAGCCACAAATGAAACACCAATCTCTAGTTTGAATGGTGTGCTAGGCGCCAGTGACACAACAATTTATCTACGTGACGCTACGGACTATCCTGATGCATCAGTTACATATCCTGTGTTTTGTATGATTGAAAGCGAAATTATCAAATACTCAGGTATAAATCGAAGTCTAAATGCTCTAACTGGTTGTACTCGTGCGGCAACGTTTACTCAGTGGGCCGAAGGTCAAAGTCGAAGCTATACATCTAGTGCGGCTGTGAGCCACCCAGACAACACTGGTGTTATTATTATCAGTAACACTTGCGTGCCAGTAGTTAACCACTGGGGTAGTGCAGTTTTGATGGACGGTGGATTTGATGGCGACCAAGGTTATCAGTTTACGTTTAACCGTACCAACTATGGTATGCCAGCTACAACTGGTAACAAGTCAGTGCCATTTGCTATGCGACTAAGTCCCAGTGTGTCAAACAGTATTATTGGCAGTCTTGGTGTACGAGATCTTATCAATCGTGCGCAGTTGACATTGACTTCACTGATTATTAACTTGCCAGTGGCAAACTCACGTTTCTTGATTGAAGGTATCTTGAATCCTGCAAACTTAGACAGCGCCAACACAGAATGGACCGGTCTAAACAACTTGGGTGGTGGTTTCCAACCTAGCTTTACTCAGTTTGCTATTGCGCCATTGTACACATCTTCTACAACTGGTGGTTTGGTAGGTTCAAACTTTGGTTCAACTGGTGGTTTCAGCAAGTCAGGCACCAAGCGCAGTTTGGGTAGCCAGACTTCTTATACTGGTATTACTCCTACCAACGTATCAAGTTCAGGTTCAGGCGCTGTGCTTACTGTAACACTGGCTATTACTGGTACCACAACTTACACAGACTTGAACACGCAGATCACTGTAACCACAGCTGGTACTGGTTATGCTGTGGGCGACACAATCAAAGTACTAGGAACATCGCTAGGCGGCACAACACCCACAAACGATTTGAACTTGACTGTGGTTGCTATTGTTAGTGAATTGAGTGGTGGTGAAAGATTGTTTGCTATTCCAGTGTCAACTACAAACTCTGGTTTGCTAGAACTGACATCAGTCAAGCAGATTGGTACTAGCGCCATTCCTGGACAGGGTACATACCCTGATGGTCCTGAGGTGCTGGCTCTTCAAGTTACTGCGCTGTCATCGGTTGTTAGCCCAACAGCAGATATTCAGATTCAGTTCCAAGAAAGTCAGGCTTAACCAACAAGATCCTGTTCCACCAACAGGATCTTGTTTTTCACTGCTTCAATATTCACAGTATTCCACAGGCCTGGATGCATGGGCTTTGGGAAATGGCCAGAATCAAGCCAGGCATAGCCAAGGTGCTCGTCGTTTAAGATGGGCACAAATTCATCTGCTACCAAACACATCCAGGTGTGGTACTCAAATAAATTATCAGTTGATGTAAATGTTTCCAGTGGAATCAGTCTGTGAAACATAGGGAATGACCCTAGTTCTTCAATACACTCACGCTTCATTCCATCAAGCAAAGTTTCGCCAGCCTCTAGCTTGCCGCCAGGAAGCCCCCAGGCTCCTGGGTGTTTTGAGTCATTGCGTAGTAGATATAGGTATCGTCCGGTACTTTGACTTTTAAACCAAACACCTACAGCCTTTAGAGAACTATGCTCCATTGGCCCCCGGGGTAGACCCCTTGATAGCTTTTTACCCATGCGTCACCATTCCATTCATACTGTATACCAGTAGTTATGTTGGTTACGTACTGCCCCGCAGGTTGTCCGTCAGCCCTAAATACCACTTGCCAGTAGTTGTTGGCGTACTCAATTATGTCATTGGCCTGTGCTACCAGTGGTCGACCGTTGGCACCTTGCCAGGCTGTGGCCACATTGCTACCAGTATTACTACCGGTGGCTTCAGTCAACAAGTATCTTTGACCATCTAGAGCTGAATCCAAACCCTGTTGAGGCCCACTGGTCAATGGATTGATCACAGCATTGACTGGATCCAAGGTATTTTGCGGTGCAGTGTCTGGGTCAATGTCAAAAATCAACAACCTGTCGTCATTGGGATTGAGGGCAATAGTACCTATAACTTCAGTGCCGTCACGCTGTTCAAGACGGATTTGACTGATGCCTGGTCTCAGCGTTCCGTACAAGTCAATCACAGCAGGCCACAGTAGCGGACTGTCAGATACAATAGTAGTTGGAGTCAGTGTATCATTGTCGGGTTCATCTACAATGGCAGATTGTTGCAAACATTGCAGTTGGTTACCAATCAGTACCACAGCCCAATTAAAGGGAGTGAGTACAGATCTGGTGCCCAACAGCAAATCACTGTTGCTCACAGCTTCGTTTAGATCGCCTTTGGCGTCGTACATTGAAGCTATAATTCTTTCTACCACGCCCAGCTTCTTAACCTTGGCAGGCGAGCTAATCCAAATTGGCAAACTAAATTTCAAAGTACAAATATCAATTGGATTTTCAGTCCCAACAGGTATAGTACGTGAACTCCACTGGGTGCTTTCAAGTTCTACTACGCTAAGGCTGGTCCAATCCAAGTAGTTGTCTGTGCTTTGTACTTCTAAGCTGG